GCCGGATAAATAAGAGCCTCCGGGCTTGGAATTGTTGAGGTAGTTATGCCAGCCGTTTCTAAACGCCAGCGTAAGTTCATGATGGCCGTAGCAAACAACCCTAAATTTGCCAAACAAGTGGGCGTTCCCCAGTCAGTAGGCAAAGAATTCAGCGGCGCTGCTAAGCGCAAAGGAGCAAAGAAATGATGGATATGAAGATGATGTCCCCCCGCAAGCGTATGGATATGGAAGGCTCTGGCCCGACAAAGAAAATGGCAATGGGCGGTTCCTGCGGTACTAAGCGCATGATGGGTGGCGGCATGACCAAGGGCTATGCCAAAGGCGGAGTGACTCGTGGTGACGGCTGCTGCATGAAGGGCCACACCAAAGGTCGGATGGTCTGATCGTGATGCCTTGTCGCGGGATGGGGGCTGTGGCCCCCACTAAGCTGCCCGGGCCTGCCTTTAAAAAAGGCGGAACCGTTAAAGACGCCTGCTACCATAAGGTGAAGGCTTCGTACAAAGTTTTTCCATCGGCCTATGCTTCTGGGGCCATCGCCAAGTGCCGTAAACGCGGGGGCTGACATGGCCGTTCGTAAAACCGAGAAAGGCGCGGCGCTCAAGCGCTGGTTTAAAGAAGACTGGAAAGATGTACGCACCGGCAAGGCGTGTGGTCGCCAAGAAGGTGAAAAACGCGGCACGCCTTACTGTAGACCGAGCAAGCGGGTCTCCGAGAAAACACCAAAAACCGCTTCCGAAATGACAGCGGCGGAAAAAAGCTCGCGCATAGCTCAGAAGAAGAGTTTAGGTCAGCCTGCCGGGGCCCCCAAAAGGGTTGACCCCCTCAAGAGGAAAAAGTAATGGCAACGTCCGGCACTACCACGTTTAATCTAGACTTCACCGAGATTGCGGAAGAAGCGTGGGAGCGGGCTGGGCGGGAAATGCGCTCTGGCTACGACCTTAGAACTGCACGCCGTTCGATGAATCTGCTGACGATAGAGTGGCAGAACCGCGGTATCAACATGTGGACGATTGAGGAAGGCACACTTAACCTCGGTCAGGGTGTTGCCACCTACAACTTGCCAGCCGACACCATAGACCTGCTTGAGCACGTTGTGCGCACCGGAGCGGGTAACGCTTCCACGCAGTCAGACCTGAACATCTCCAGAATAAGCGTCTCCACGTACTCAACTATACCCAACAAGCTTAATCAAGGACGACCGATTCAGCTGTATATTGACCGGGGGCAAGAGAATCCTACAGTAACGGTGTGGCCTGTTCCGGACCAAGGCACGATTAACGCCCCTTATTACATAATAAAGTATTGGCGGATGCGCAGGATTGAAGATGCAGGCAGCGGCGTGCAGACCCCCGATATAAACTTCAGATTTTTGCCGTGTTTGGTGGCGGGGCTGGCGTACTACATCGCACAGAAAGACCCGGCGTTGATGCCGCGCATACCCATGATTCAGGCAGAATATGAGAGGCAGTTTGAGTTAGCTGCGGGCGAAGATCGAGAAAAGGCCCCTGTTAGGTTCGTCCCGCGCATGTATTACACGAGGTAGCGATGAGCAATCGGTTTGCCTCTGGGCAGAAAGCGCTATCGCTGTGCGACGTGTGCGGGTTCCCGTACAAACTCCGAGAGCTTCGGGAGTTAATTGTTAAAGGTAGAAACACTAACGTACGCGCCTGCCCGGAGTGCTGGAACCCCGATCACCCACAGCTGCACCTTGGCGAGTTCCCAGTGGATGATCCGCAAGCGCTTAGGAACCCAAGACCTGATTTTAGTGAGTTTCCACAAGAACGTGCGCTGATTCTTCCGATATTTGGTGTGCACGCTGGCGGTACCGTAGGGTACGTAAAAGTAGTTATATCTTAGGAGATTGGTTATGAAGACTAGTGGCAATGGCCCCAAAGTTGTAGTGATGCCGACTACACCCACAGTGTACAAAGTTGAAACCGTAAACTTGTCCACTGGGGTAAAAACCACCGGGTATGTAACTCGCGGTAATGGAGCAGCGACCAAGGGCACAATGGCCCGTGGGCCGATGGCATAAATCATTTAGGAGAGCACCATGAAAAAATTAGAAATGGTTGTTAAAGGCGGTAAAAAAGTTCCTTCGTTTGCTGCAGACGGTGTGGGTAAAATGAAGAAAGGCGGCAAGGTAGGTAAAGGCGAGCACCGTATGCCCGATGGTCGCATCATGAAAGACTCCGCCCACAAGAAACCTAAGAAGTAATGTAAGGGGCAGCCTGTGAATTACAGCGAACTGACAACAAACATAGAAGACATCTGCGAACAGACGTTTACAGCAGGTCAGCTCGCCATGTTTACGCAGCAGGCCGAACAAAAAATCTACACGACGGTAGAGCTGCCTGCGTTTCGTAAGAATCAAACAGGTTCGCTGACCTCTGGCAACAAGTATTTAACAATGCCCACCGGCATGTTGTACGTCTACTCTCTGGCGGTTATTGACGCTGACGGCGACTACTACTACCTACTGAACAAAGACGTGAACTTCATACGGGAAGCATACCCCGGGCCAACTGACACCGGACAGCCCAAGCACTACGCGGTATTTGACCAGAATACGTTTATTCTTGGCCCGACCCCCAACGCTAACTACAACTCCGAGATTCACTTCTCGTACTACCCAGAGTCTATTGTAACGGCGGGTACTACTTGGCTTGGCGAGGAGTTTGACTCAGCACTGCTTAATGGTGCACTGGTTGAAGCCATACGTTTCCAGAAGGGCGAAGCTGACATGGTGGCGTTGTACGAGAAGTTGTACGTACAGGCGCTCACTTTGCTTATTCAAGTGGGTGACGGTAAACTGCGCGGGGACGCATACCGTGATGGCCAGATAAAAAGGAAGGTCGCAGGATGATAAGCACAGTAGGCGGAGCCGTTATTGGGGAAGCAAAGGCGCTGTTGGTATCTGGTAGAGGGTTCACGCCCGAAGAGCTGGCCGAGCAGGCGCTGAACAAGATTGTTTCCGTAGGGGGTAACTGCCACCCCGTCATCCGCGATCAAGCAGAAGCGTTTAAAGATCAAATTCGTGGGGTGCTGGTGCATTATATGCGTCAAGCTGTTAGGTCTAACCACACTACGCTGGCAAATAAATTCCGCGCCGCGGGGCATCCGGAACTTGTGAAATTACTGGAGAGTTAACATGGCTATTACCGTCACTACCGCAATGCCCACCAGCTTTAAAGTTGAGCTGCTCAAGGGTCTTCACGATTTTACCAACGGCGCAGATGTGTTCAAGATCGCACTGCTAAAGTCTGCTGCTGCAGGCTCTGGCACGTACGGCGCGGCGAGTACAAACTATTCTAACATTACCGGCAACACCGACGAAGTCAGCGGCACAGGATACACGGTGACCGGCAACACGCTCACTAACGTCACTCCTACTGCTAGCAGCACCACGGCTATTACGGACTTTGCTGACACCACATGGTCAAGCGCGTCGTTCACAACTTGCGGGGCTATGATTTACAACACCAACAACTCAAACTCTGCGTGTGCGGTGCTGAGTTTTGGCGGCGACCAGACCGTGAGTTCCGGTGATTTCCAGATTCAATTTCCTGCAGCTGCAGCCGCGACCGCCATTATCCGCATCGCTTGAGGTAGGGCTACCCCATGTCTTTTTCAGGGCCTACTAGCGGGTTTGGCGAGAGAAGCTGGGGTACCAACGGCTGGGGCGGCTATGGGACTGTAGTTAGCCTTGGAGCTGTTTGGGGCAATGGCGGGTTTGGTGAAGGTGCTTGGGGGGACAACTACAACGTCTCCGTAGTGGGCACAGGTTCGGTAGGTTCTATAGCAATATCTCTGTCAAAAACCATAGTGCTGACAGGGGTGGAAGGGACAGGTTCTGTTGGTACCGTTGTAGCGTCCGTTGCAGAAACAATTATCCCGGTTGGGGTTCAGGGTACGGGTGCAGTAGGAACTGTAGCTACAAACTACAGCAGCGTCCAAATCCCAACCGGCGTACAAGGCGTCGGAGAGATGGGCGGGTTTACGGTCATCGTAGCCGACATCGTTATCCCAATTGGCGTCGAAGGCACAGGGTCTGTCGGGGCGGTAGCACTCAGTATTGGCACCGTCCTTGACGTAACGGGTGTTGTTGGAACCGGTCAAATTGGCACCGCAGTTCCGGCGTATGAAAGAATAGTTGTAGTCAGCGGTGTTTCGGGCACGGGGAGCGTAGAGGCTGTAGCACTACAGGTCGCTCCTACAATCGTTGGTGTATCCGCGTCGGGTGCTATAGGTACAGTAACGAACACCAGAAGTGCTAATGTTTTCCCCACTGGTGTTGCTGGTACAGGAACCGTAGGAACAGTTAGAATAGCTGGATGGACAAACGTCAACGACACACAAACACCAAATTGGGTTAATATAAATGACGCTCAGACCCCCACATGGGTCAACATAGATAAAGCGGCTTAGGAGCTAAAACATGGCATCATACGTAAATGACCTCCGACTAAAAGAGATAACCACGGGGGACGAAGACGGCACATGGGGCACCAGCACCAACACCAACCTGTCTCTGATCGCTGATGCGTTTAGCCTTGGCACCAAGCAGATGGCCGCTGACGCCAACGAAACCTTCACGATGCCGGATGCAACGGCTGACGGTACGCGCTCGCTGTACCTGAAGATCACCTCTGCGGTGTCCTTGACTGTAACGCGTACCGTTACACTGGGGCCGAACACGGTGTCCAAGGTGTGGATCATCGAGAACGCCACGAGCGGCAGTCAGTCGATCACTATTTCGCAGGGCTCAGGTGCTACGGTGACCATTGCCACCGGCACAAAGGCGATGATAGTCACTGATGGCGCGGGCGCGGGCGCAGCGGTCACGCTGGCAAACCCCACGGTGAGTTTGGCTACGGGCGTTACGGGCATCCTCCCGGTTGCCAACGGCGGTACGAACTTAGCTTCAGGCACCTCTGGCGGCGTCCTTGCATACACAGCCACCGGAACACTCGCTTCATCAGCTGCGCTTACACAGTACGGCGTTGTATATGGCGGCGGTGCAGGGGCGGTTCCTGTAGCGACAGCAGCAGGCACCACTGGTCAGGTTCTGACAGCAACAACAGGTGGCGCCCCCACTTGGGCAACCCCAGCAGCGAGTGGGGCCTCCGTAGGCCAAGCCATCGCTTTCTCGTTAATTTTTGGTTTGTAAGGAGATAGAACGTGGCAAATCCCAATATCGTTGCCGTCACAAACATTGTTGGTAACACCAGTACCAACTTAATCAGCTCAACGGCTGACCCGTTTGCGACTGCGCTGGCAAGCAACGCTGCCTCAAGTGGCAAGGTCTTCAAGATCAACTCCATTGTGGCGGCTAACGTCGATGGCTCCTCTGCCTGCGACATCACGATCAAGATATTCTCTGCTGCGGCGCTGGGTGGGACGGGCACTGCAATCGCC